ACTGTTTGTGATAACCCAAAACTGATGCCAGTGCTTATGCTTAAAAAAAGAAAACAAACCTTTAAGTTCACAGGCTCCAATGCTCTTGACGAGTCAACAGTTAACCCCTTCGATACACTCAAGTTTAGCTAGTTTGGCGGATCTGTTCTTATTATTTACTTGTCAGGGATAGTATGAAAAGAGCTTCAGAGATAACACCACTGGAACATATAACACGGCTGTTGGTTTTCTAGGATGCCAACTTATCAGACAAATCGAGATGCTGTAAGTGAAGAAGACACTATCGATTTTCTTCGTTCTAAGTGGAATTTTAGGATAGAACGAATGCCTGACTTCCATGAGTTTGATTATGCTGTAATCAATAATGCGGGGTGTGTCAAAGGATTGGTTGAAATCAAAAACAGGAAGGCAAACGCCGCAAAATACCCCACGATTATGCTATCCATGTCTAAAGTGCTTGCCGCTAAGCAGTGGGCAGATCAGGGTCTGCGTTGCTTCTTAGTTATCAGGATTGGTGAGGATAAGCCAAGGATTCTGGACATCAACAAGACAAAGCCAGCCAGCATTAAATTTGGTGGTCGAGATGGCAGAAACCATCAAGAGCCTTTGGCTCATTTTGACAAAAATGATTTTACTGTTCTGTGATTCTGCGCGGTTGCGCTAAATAGGGCTTATTTTACAAACTCTCTATGGAAAAGTTTTATAAGAAAGTTTCTAAAATAGGGTGTTTTTAGCGCAAGAGCGCAAATAAACCCACTGTTGTTGACGAGTAAATAGCAGTAGGGGCTTCCCAAATATTTTTGGGATATCACAAATATTTTTGTAGAACCTACTTCTTTTTCTTTCTAGTCACCTTCTTCTTTTGGTAGTTCCTGCTGCGGTTCTTGCTCCTGCTTTCTATCGTTACGCCATCCTTATTGGAGCCGCCCCGACTGAGAGGCTTCTTGTGGCTAACGTCCTTGCCTTCCCGCCGATCTGCCGTGCCGTTCTTGTTCTTGTCTGCGCCAGTCTTGTCTATCTTGCGTCTGGCCCGTTGCCGCTCCATGCGGGCTGGGTGCTCGCCACGCTCTTTCTGTTGCTGATACTCTTTTTTATAGGGTCTGGGCTTCTTCTTATAAGGCATCTTATAGTCCTATGTTTTTCCTTACAGGAAGGTTAGCTTCACGCTTGAGTATTGGGGTAAACCTAACAGCCGCTTCAATTTCATTTTGAATCTCATCTATCATGTCTCTCTTTAGGTCACTAGAAAGATCCGACCTTTCAACTATCTGTCTTTGTTTTCTTAGCTCACTCAGCCTTCGGCCTGTGTAGTTGAGCGTATCTTTCATTGCAAGCAGATGCCCTCTAGCCCTGAATACAGCCTCGTACTCATCCAGCCTATCTTCTTCAACCAGACGCTTTAAATCACCAGAAAGCTCCTTTACCTCTGCCCTTAAATCGTAGAAGTCCTGAACATCTCCGCTAGAGAATTTATTAAGGAAGAATCTCTTCATTACTGGAAGCTGCGTAAAATCTTTGGTTGGCGCTGCCGTGCCTTTATCTCCTAGAACTGCTGGGTTCTTAAAAATCATCTCATCGACAACGTCGATAATATAACCACCGATTGTCCCTACATAACCCCGCATAACATGGTCTATCTTCATTGGGCTTGTATTACCAATGATAGGTAGGTCAGATTTTCCAATTAGCTTGGCAAGCTCTGTATTGGAGGCTCTTGCTATAAGACCTTGGCTGCTGTTTTGAGAAAGATAAAACGGAACAATATCTCTGCCTGTATAGAAATTTTTATTCCAAACAGCTTCTATTAAGGGGGCAACTATCTGCGCTCCTAGCGGGTTAAGAGCAAGCGTTTCTCCTACCCCTCTGGTAAGAGATTCACCCAGCTCTCTTTGACTTGTTTGCCCTGTCTTGCCAAATACCTCTGCCACACCGTAGGTATCTAGAATTCTTTCTGGGATTGTCTTAAACAGCAGGCCTACCTCAAAAGGAACCGGAATCCTTAAAGGAACATCAACACCAAAAGACTTTGGCAAAGGGAGTATCCAGTTAAGGTCTCTCTGTTCATCGGTTGCTTTCTTGTACTCCTCATCGTCAGAGAACATTAACCAGTACGCCATAGTGGTGGCTGTAATGATGCTGCCCCTCATAAGAGCCGTTGCGGTCGCTTGCCTTCTGGATTTTTCTTTATCTGCCGAGTTGTGCCCCATGAAGCCACGGTACAATACATCCAGACCTTGAAACCTAGCGTTCAGGAAAGGTATAGCTGTAGTTAAAAGCCTTACCCCCGGATTCCTTCCTCTTCTTGAGAAGTTAATAACCTCTAGTGCTTGGAAAGCAGCCTCTGCTTCGTTACCTGTTCTGGCAAGGACATCGTAGTAAACCGCTTTTCTTGTGGCAGCATCTGAAGCTGTTGTTGCGTTTCCAGACCAATTCCACAGCTTTTTAAATATCCCTATGGAGTCCCCTGTACCATCGACATCAACGCCTCTTTCTTTAGAGTAATCGCCAAAAGCTCTTACTATATCCTCTGGGTCGTTAGAAAAATCATAGCCACCAACAACTCCAAACCTTTCAAGCTCTTCAAAGTTAAGGTTGATGTTCTTTACAGTGTCAATGACAGGGATAAAGTTAGCACCGGAAGTAACATACGCAGAGAGGGTGTCTCTCATCATGTTAGCAAACATGAATCCGGGGTCTCTAGTAATCATCTCCCTTAATAATTTGGACGGCCCGCCGACTAAAGATGTCCCCATGAGGGGTGCGCTAATAGGCTGCATTGACTCGTAAATAAGAGGATCTTTTATTGAATAGTGTTGGTCTACCCCATCAACCTTGAAACTAACAACATAGTTCTGTGTTTTGTTTCTTCTTTGTTCTGGCGTGGCTTTTTCCGCAAGGCCAATCTGTATCATGTCCCTGACAATTCTTTGCTGGGCTACGTTCTTCATGCCAGAGTCTATTGCCATAGACAAGTTTCTTGTTATCGCGTCAAGCATAGGGACGTTAACAGCTTTCTCGCTGCCCTTTAGCTTCGTCAGCTTCACTGCTGTTGTCATGTTGCGCTTAAACATCTGGGGGACATTCTTACCCAGATCAACGGTCTCGCCTTCGACTGCGTCAGCTTGCCGATAAAACGGTATGTAATCTGACATCTCTATCCATTTTTGAGCCAGAGCATCGTCCACAATACCCGTAGCCTTCATGAACTCTACTGTTTTACTGTTGTAGGCTTGCCAAGTGTCATACCACTCCTCAATGATAGGAACGCCGTCTTCATTTTTAAACTTGGCTATCTCCGCCTCAAGAACAGCTAGGTCGCCAGCCTCTGTCGGAACAGGCAGTCCTTGTTTTCTTAGCCTGTCGGCTCTTTTTGCTATGGCATAAGCCTGTGCAAGCTCTTCTAAAGAAACATTGTATTCATTGGAGTAAAGAGGAGCCATTACATCCACCAGCCCCTTGTACGTTTTCCTAACTCCTGACTTGTTAATGTAAACAAAATCTACGACTCTGGTCATGCCGTCTTGGTAAACAACGACACCGCTCTTTAGGGCAGAAGCAACTATACCCATAGATCTATCCGCAAACAGGGCCGCAGCTATGGAGCTTGTGTCGGCAAGATTTTCCTTGAAAGCTGGATCTCTATTGAGCACTTCTAGCCTTGCGTAATTTTGCATTGTCTCTTGTTTAAACTTGGTCAGATACTGAGACAGCTTGCCCTTAAAGGTTTGTGCTGCTTCTAGGTAGGTTTCGCCGGGGGTTGCATCTGTTTCTGGCTTGGCAGACACCCTGCTGACAACCGACTGGGCTTCAGGGGCAAGCTCCGGGGAGTTTCTTCTTGAAAACTTGTCAGTGAGGGTGGGGCTTGGGGTTATCCCCTCTTCTGGGTTCTGGGCGATGTATTGCGCTTCTGGGTCTGCTGTAAAGCTAAACCTTGGAACGTGATCTGCTGGTGTTTCTACGGCATCTTGCTCGTTCTTGTCTACTACCTTCTGTACAGCACCGGCATCTCTAGTAACTTTCTGGATGTCAGAGTCGCCACCAACCAAAGAGCCGTCAGCCCTTTCCCGTAAAACAGACATCTCACCAACAGATTCTATTTTAAGGGGCTGACCTCTTTCATCTACTCTGGGGTCTGGTCTTTCCTTTGTGTCTGGCTCAAATCCAAGTCGATCTGCTGTTCTTGTGTAGAGTTCCCAGAACGGTTTATAAAGCGTATCGTCGATCCTCCCGTATATATCGGATGATCCGGGGACGCCTCCTTCACTCCCAATGATTCTAATATTTTTCTTGTAGTCGCTCGATTCAAAATAGTCTCCTTCTTGGTAAAAAGCTACTGTATCAACATCCAAAGATGTGGGTAGTTTGGTGCTAAGCTCTTCAATAAACTCAGGAAGCATTTCTACTTCATTGTAAACAACCGAATCATCATACACTCGACCATCCATAAAGGAAAGAACGTCTGGCGAAACAAGGGTAAAGTTTAATCCGTAAGGACTTTTCTCAGGGTTAACGCTTCTGCCGATAACTTCAAGCTCTTCTAACTCAAAATTGCTGCCATCTTTTTTCTGTAGAGCAACTCCTACTTGAGAGCCTGAACCAAAAGAAGGTCGAGCCATAATAGCCGCATCCTGCAAAAGAGCATCACCCAATATGTTGGCAGCGAAAGAAGCCTGCCTTGGGGTTCCGTCAAGCAGCTTTACTGTGATGCTAGGCTCTATTCCTTCATAGCTACCAAAGGTCTCTGTAACTTCATGAGAGATACCCAAGTCTCTAAGGAAAGGTATTTGCCCTGACTCGTCAGTAATAACGTCTATAGCTTCTCTGTTGAAATCAACGATCTCCGAAAGCTCTACTTCTGCGGGGAAGCCGTAGCCTCTAGCGTTGCCGGGATTTGCAGAGAACACAGCTTTTGGCGCTCTAGCTCTGGCAACAGAAAGAAGGTCTTCATTTTGAAGAATGTTAGAAAACGAAACACTCTTTGTTGTTATTTTGTTTGAAGCCTTAATCGGATCAGCCAATGCTGGAGTTGCTGCATTATTTTTATCAAAGACGCCGGAATTAACCATGTCCTGTATTTGTTTTATTTCTGGCTGAGAAACATTTTTTGCTGAGTCCCACGTTCCGGGCTTTCCTTTTCTGCCGCTTTCTTTCAAGGGGCTAAGATTGCTCTTTGCATAAAACCACAAAGCGGCCTGCATTTGGTTAGGGGTTACACGAAACTCTTCTGCCAGCTTAGACGTTAAAAACTGTGCATACCTGTAGCTGTTATCGGTTGGTATTTTTGCATCGTCAACGACTCGATTACTGTCTGGATCTATTTTCTTTCTATTGAAGCCAAAGACTCTTGCCATATGAACATCTTGAACGCTAAATGGATTAAATTTATTAGCCGCCCTGTCCTGTATCATCTGCATGTAAGTTGATGTTTTCAACCCAGCCTCGGCAAAACCTTCGTTATAAAGTCTGGTTATTCTGTTTATCTGGTCGCCGGTTATTTTTAGCCCTTGCCCTCCGGGGCGTTTTCCGTTTCTTAATTCTTTTATAAACTTATCTTTGTCCTTAACAGGGTCTATTTTTCTAGCAACAGCCATGATGTGCAAAGTGTCAGCAAGGTTTTGCTCCGCAGAGTTTTGCTGAGATGTTATGCCAAAAACAACAGAAGCTTCTGGCAGATTCTTTTCTCCAACTATTTCTCTAATGCCGACGCCAAATTGGTCGTACCATCTATTGCTATTTCCAGCCAAACCCACCCTAGCCATCATTCTCAGGGTGGTAAAGGGCGTTGGTTTTACGTTGGAGTCAAGCTTGTTTTTTATTTTTCTCCCGCTTTTTGTTTTACTAGTTCTTGGCGAAGGAGAGCCTGTAACCTTAGCAAGCTGGCTAGATGTAGGAGCTTCGGATGCTTTAAACAAATCCAACAGTCCTTGCTCAACCTCACCTATCGGAAGTATTGGTGATAACTCTTCAGGAGTAGGAACCCTTGTTTTTATTGGCAAACCCTGTCTTGAAAATTTATCCTCCAAAGAAGCTTCTGGTATGAAGTCAGGCATTCTCTGCCCTTCTGAGGTTCCTCTCGCAACTATCTCTGCTACTTCTTGGGGTAACCTGCCGCCTCTTTCTCTGGCACCAACGGCTCCGCTTTCTATGTCAGCAATAAGCCCTTCAAAGGTGGTATACCCAGATCCCGAAAGGAATCCTTTAAGTCTTGCAAACAGCTCAGGTATTCGGGAAAGAAGATTCTTTGGCTTCCCAGATATTATCTTAGGGTTTCTTCTAGCAGCACGAACCAGCTCCGCTACCGCTTCTTCGATCTTTCCTTCGTCAGTTAGATCCCGGTAATTTTCACTGGCAACCCGAAGGAATGTTTGATCAGGGACTCGATCTGACTTTACATTTTCTGTTGCCTTAGAAAGAATTGACCACTCTTTATCTGTAAAGAGATTAGCTTCCCTCATGGCGTGGACTTGTTCGTGATGAAGCAACTCTATTGCTCTATCAACTTGCTGCTCTACAGGTAGAGTCGAGTCAATCTTGTCTAGACCTAAGAATATTTCCCCGGTTGGAGTTGAGTAGAATGCTTGAACATCTGAGGGGGGAGCATCATCTAAAATCAGTGAAGCAGACCCTCCAAAAGACTCACCGCCTACCTCTCCCGCAGCTCTCGGCCTAACACCAAAGACAAGCTCACCTTCAGCGTTCCGCAAGACATTTTGCAGGGTTCTGGAGATCGTAGCCCTGATGTCGCCAAGGCCCGTCTTATCCATCCTCTCATCTAACGCTTTCTGTATGACCTCAAGCTTCTCGTCGCCTAAAGTTTTCTGCGGCAACAGCAGTGGAGGCTGATCATCCGGAACAACCTCTTCCTGCACGGCTTCTATGGCAGGCGCTTTCGTTGGCAGAAAGTTAACAAGGGGAGTCGGATCAGCAAACTGAGGTAAAGACCTGATCTTCTGATAAAGGATCTTCATCTCTGCGTTTGAGAGGTCATTTATTCTTTTACTTCCAGAAGCTTTAACGCCAGTAAACGCTTCTATCAGAACCCTAAACTCAGGAGAGCCAACCTCTGTGACAATATTCTTGCTGTCGAGTAACCTGTTCAGCTCAGGTATTCTAATATTCTTATTTGCAAATACTGACTCGTCAACACTTGTAATGCTTCTATCTTCGTTTCTTTTTTTGGCGTAAAGAGAAGCGTCAAACATATTGACAAAAGGCTTAACCTCAAACTCATCACTCTTTGATTTCTTTTTCTTTATCCCGGTGATATGCCCTGCTATCACTTCTCCTGACGAGGTAACAACAACGGGCTTGCCATCTGGGCCTTTCTTAGCTGCGTAGGTTTCTGTTTCTATCTCGCCTGTTCTTATGTTGCCAAACTTCGCCCCAAGAACATCCTTCACTTCTTCTACCGTAAAAGAATTTGTTGGGGTCTTGCCTTTAGCCATTCTTTTTTTGTTAATTCTCTGACTCATTGTCAGCTTAGACGGGGCTGTATTGTTTATCTCTTCGTTTGATAGTTGCTCGTTAAAGCCCTCAATAACAGTTGTTCCTCCTGCTTGGTTCAACTCAGCAGAGGTGTAAGTGTTTTGGTCTGTATTGAGAGTCTTCCAGCCGTAAGCAAACATGGTGCTTCTTTCTTCTGGAGAAAGATCTAGCCCAGAGTTATCAATAGCTGTATTTATTCTTTGTGCAACCTCTGCGTCAGAAAGCTGCTCATTAAGGTTTCCCGCAAGGCTTATCGCCTCTTCTTTTTGGTTGCCTGCAAAAGGTTTTCCGTAGCGAATGCCGCCAGCCACCACTTCAAAAATTCGCGTACCATCAGGGGCTGTTTTTTCTTCAACATCAAAAGAAGCTTCGGGGATGTAATCTTTTTCTTTTGTGGAGTACTCTATTCCTTCAAACGTGAAGACTTCATCCTTATTTTTTTTAGCATTAGCAAATGCAGCTTCAAACCTTGCAGCTTTTTCTCTTGCTTTTTTACCAGCTAATAAGAATTTTCCTCCAGCCAACTGCCTTATACGCCTAGCGTACTGAAGCATTGGATCTTTGCTTCTTCTGGATGGTATGTTTGTGGGTGCTGGCAGGACAACCTGTGAGGAAATCCCCTCAACAGGAACTCCGTCCCTAGAAAGAACTACATTGGTAAAGGTTCCGTCATCGTTAACTCTCCTAACGTAACGCTCCTCTCTGCCTTTCTTGAAAGAAATTTTTTCTTCCGCCTGAAACTCATTACCTTCCCTGTCTACGACATTCAGGTATGCCCCAGAGCTACCCGCCGCCCCGGCAAGCTCTCCACGCCTTGGTGCTTCTATTTCGCCAAGATCCACTTCAGAAGCAGTAGATGGCGCTAGTCCCTGTCTTGCAGCCAGCTCTTGTTCGTAGACAACTTGAGCAGAAGAAACCTCTTGAGCTAATTTTTCTCTTTCTATTTCCAAGATCTCTTTAGCGTTTTTTTGAGCTTCGATCTGTGCATCAGCACCCATCTGCCTTCTTCGTCCGGCTGCACCATCCAAGGCTAGATCTGCAAGCGTACCAACCGCACCACCTATGGTGAAATCGTCAAGCATAGAGTCTGATCGGGCAAGGTTTTCGTTATAGATGCCGCGCTCTGTAGCGTCTTGAAGTATGCCTGCAACTGCTTCTTGGACACCCTCAACAACGCCGGTTCCCAAGGCTTCTTTAATTCTTGCTGCAATGGTCGCTTTTACTTCTGGGTTGGCATTTTTAGAAATCCTAGACAAGATTCGGGTTGGGGCAAAAAGCTCACTAGCACCTATTACTGAGCCAAAAACACCAATGGCAAGGTCTTCGTCACCCTCAGAGATCTCTATCCCTTGGTCTCTTGCTGCTTGTATTCTCTGGGCTTGATCTCCAGCTCCAGAACCAACAGCCAGAGCGCCTGCTCCCCCCAACTGACCAAGACTAGCAAGCTTTCCTGTGGCTCCAGCCACCTTGAGCACCCCTGCCGGGGTAAAGAAGCTGGCAAAGGAGCCAAGCCCCTCGCCAAACTTTGTCATCCATGTGTCTCTGTAAGCCTCATCAGCTCCCATTGACTCTTGCAGAGCAGCCCTACCATCTCTTGCAAGGCTGACCATTGCGTTATCTTCACCACTGTCTATAAGATCTTCTAACCCTATAGTGTTGGTGGCAGCATCAGCTAGTTCAGCAAGACCCTCGCCTGCTGTGAGGAAAGATCCTGCGAATCCACGGGGGATCGCCTTGGCTGTCTCAAAGACTTGACCGCCAAAGGTTCTTTCATCGGCGAAGGGATCTTCCCCTTGCTCTGCATCGTACTCCTCAAAGAGAGCCTTTATCTGCATGGGGTTTGGGGGGGACGCTCCCTCGACCCGCAGAATACGACCCGCAGGATCTCCCACTTCATAGATAGGCATTATCCAGCTTTCCCTTGGATGGTGTACCCAGCAGTGCTGTCTGAGGGTGCCCCCATTCCCGAACCAAATTGATTGATAGCATCTCCAGCCATTCTTCTCAGATACCACGCCCTTCTTTTCGTATCACTCATAGAGCTTAGCTCTATAGCTAAGGCAGGATTATTAGCCATTAAGGTTTTAATCTCTGCATCTACGATATGATCTGGGAATTGGGCTGCAAACTCTCGGGAATTGGCTAGTGCTGTTGCCGACTCTGCGCTGGCATCGTAGTACCTTGCCATTGCCTCATTTTTAAGCCTGTCACTTCCTGCTTCTTGAACCTTTAAAAGCAGCTCTGATCGTTGGAGGACAGCGTTGTACAGTTTTTCATTACGGTTAATGGCATTCTCAGCGCCTTTTATTGCCAAGTTCTGAAGAGCAATATCTCGCTCGTTCTGCGCTTCAAGAGTTTTAATTCCAAGAGTGGATTGTTGCTGCCTATCTGCTAGTTCTATTTGACGCTGAAGCGTAGTAAGCCCTTTCTCTTCTTCTCTAGCTTCTCTTCTGGAAAGCATAGCCGCCTCGCCTGCCTTAGAAATACCTCCAGCCATGTCGCCCCCAGCTATCCCAGCGCCAAGCTGGATTAGGGCGTTAGAGCCTGCATCTCTTCTTGCCTGTTCAGCAGCTAGTTTAGACCTAGCTTCTTCCTTCTCTAACAAACCCTTGAAATCTACTTTATGACCCAAGTAGTCTAACTTTTTCCCCAGCTCACCCTTTAACTCAGAAAGATCAACCGTTCCAAATGCAGGCATTGCGGGGTCAACGAAACCACTCCCTTGACCTCCCGCACCGCCACCAGTCAAAGCAGCTACTCTAGCCTGCTCTGCTGCCTCGGCATCCGCAGCATCATCTATTTCAAATTGCGCGAAGATATTTTTAAACTCAGGCTCAGAGATTTCTATACTTTTGTATTGAGCGTACTCGTCAAGAGTGCCCGGAGCAAACAGCTCTCGATCTCTGGCCTGTTCTGCTGCAAGAACATTTTCATTAAATGTTCTGGTTATATCTGGGCCTTCAAGGTAGCCTCTATCACCTAAAGCTTCTCTTTTGGCAATAATGTCTCTTTGTCTAGCTTCAGACTCTGCTCCGGGCAGAGCATACGCCCCAGCACCCGGAATTACTCCCATGGCACTAGGCGTTTCCCTCAAATCAGCGATACCTGCCGCCCTCTCTCTTTCTATAGCCTTATTCATAGCCTCTTCGTATGTCGCTCTCATTTCTGGCGTTGCTTGACTTAGTAGCTCCTCGGATATACCAAGCTGAGACATGATCCTTTTAATATCTGGAATTCTCCTCCCATCATACATCCGATAAGGCATCATCCCGCCATCGGCAGCCATTTCCAGCGTTTCTCCAGCGTAGATCATGTCTGGATTGGAGATTTTGTTAGCTAAAGCAAGAGCCTCTACGGTTGTTCCGTGAGCTTGGGCAATACCCGAAAGGGTGTCCCCTCTTTGGATCTCATACCTAGCTGAACCCAGCTCTTCCAAAACATTCAAAGCGTCTAGATTTTCGGCCTCTGCTTCTTGTTTAGCAGCCACTCTTGGGTTTACTTTAACTGAGCCTGCTTCAGGCGCGGCTATCAGCTTAGCCAATTCAGGATCAAAGCCCTCCAAGAAGCCAGCCTCCCCGAGTTTGGGCTTGGCAGATCTAGATACATCATCCTGCAAGGCCGTTAAAGATATGCTTGGCTTTGCAGAAATCTGAGCTAACCTAGCCGCATCAATGCCTAAATTTTCTTCTTCGGACAAGCCGCTTGTAAGAGTTTTTTGAGGCTCGGAATATTCTGCGGCAATCTCCTCTAAAGGGGGAACATAAAACCCATGAGACTCCAAGGCTTGCGTTAATTCCCCAATATCTGGAGGACGACGAAGATTTAAAGCTGCGGCTACAAGCTTTGGAACTTGCTCTTGGGAAAGACCCTTCTGGACTGCTCTATCTATAACCCCTTGCACCCCCCCTCCGACACCCGTATCTTCTCCAAGCGCACCCAAGATCGTTTCTTTTTCGGGATCACCTTCCGCATACATGATTTGGTTGCCCATCCTGTTCAGCACCGGACTCCCCATATCATCTCTTCTGCCGCGAGGATAAACGCCTCCTTCATTAATATAAGAGCCTCCGCCCATATTTGTTATGTTGTACTCCAGCGGGAAAGGAACCGTCTTTCCCTGATCCATCCGATAAGGCATCATGCCGCCACCGGCAGCCATCATCCCTTGCTGCATCATAGGATCTTGCATCATAGGATCTTGCATTGGCATCTGCATCATTGGGTCTTGAGGCATCTGCTGACCCATCGCAAGATCTTGAGGCATCTGCCCCATCATGGGATCTTGCATCTGCCCCATCATAGGATCTTGCATTGGCGGCTGCATCATGGGGTCTTGGCCCATCATTGGATCTGGTGCGCCCATAGCCATACTCATTAACGGGTCAGGGTTAGGGTTCATGGCTGCTATGCCGCCCGAAATTATCTGTTCTGTAACGGTGTTTTGGGGAACCTGCTCATCAAACTTGCTCCTCATCTTCTCCCGTCTTTGAATCTCAGAGACAACTAGATACTGGGGGACATTCCCTGTCGGGGCTTGCGCCTCCTCGACAAGCACCTGATCAGGCAATCCTTTGATGAGATCTTCTTGTTCAAGTATATTCATATTTAACCTCTCAATGCTCTATACAAACCAAGCCCACCAATACCAGCACCCAACGCCTGTTGTGTCGCTGAAGGGCCGCCGTACATACTTCTTGTTTGGTCTGGTGAGACAGGTAATCCCTGCAACATCTGACTGAAAACATTGAGCTGCTGGTAAGGATACGTTCTCTGGCGCAGGTAGTCTTCGTAACCTGTGTCGAGCGATCTTTGCGCCATACCTCTTCTGATTTCGCCAACACCGCCCAAGGCTCCCAGCCTTTCGAGTGCCATTGCCTGATCTGCCTTGCCCAAATCACCTAGCATTCCTGCGGCCTGCAACGATTGGCCTCTTGTTGCCATGTCCTGACCAAGACCTGCAAGCCCCAGCCTTGACCTTTGCTCCATCAACGCCGCGTTCTGCTGTCTTGCCTGCATCCTGCGGCTGTCTTCTTCCATTCTGGATCTTCTGTCGGCCTCGATACCCTGCATCGCTTGCTGATAACCAGCTAATCCACCTTGAGCCTGCATGTCGCCAAGCTGCTGATTCAGGTTTCTCTGCCGCTCAGACTGCATAATAGCCTCTCGGTAGCCACCTAACCCGCCAGCTTGAGCCGCCTGACCTGCAATCTGGTTACCCTGCATGTCAGACTGCCTAATGGCTTCCCGCTTCTGAATGTCTGTAACGTTCTGCTGGTACGGGTTCATATAGGCACCAACAGTATAAGGGTTGGCAACGCTACCGCCGAAATAGTCCGTTCTCTGCGTAGGCGGCTGGAACTGCCTTGCAAGATCCATTCCCTGTCCTGTGGGCTGGTAGCCAACTTGGGTGCTAATGTCAGTCGCAGACCCTATCTGTGAGGGCGCGCCCTGCATACCCATCTGGGCTGTACCTTCTTGCGCCATCGACTCATAAGGGTCAAAGTACGCCATCCGCTGACCGGGATAAGGGGTGTACGGCCTTGTTGACTCATATGCCGTCCTGCCAAGCAGATTTTCAAACCAAGGCCGCGCATACTCCGGCAAATTGTTTTGAGTTACCGTGCTTGTGGTGTGACTTGGTGCGCTACCGCCACCTTTCATCCTAATCATGGGTTATATCCTTTTCATAAAAGACCAGCGACTCTTCATAGCCAGACTTCTTTAGTTTTCGAGAAAAACCTTTTCTTCCCCAAATCTCTATACAGTGGCAACCAACATCCTTTGCGTATCGCTCAAGCTTGTTTAATACCACATCAATGGTAGAACCCCCTGTCTGCCCATCAATGCCACCGGCAAACTGGATAGCTAAGGCAATCTTATTGGGGTAATGGATAATTTCGGTTGTCAATGCGTTGGTAATCTCATTGTCTTTATCAAAGGTTACCCAAAGCTGTTGCTTTCCATTCGCTAGAGCAAAAAACAAACTCCGAAGATCCCACCTGCCGCCTGTCCTGTCAGCTCCTCCCCTTAATAATCCTTCAACATCAGGCCAAACGGTATTGACGTAATTAGAAGGCACCAGAGTAACCGTGTAATTAGCAACCCCTTCTTCTATTGGAGTTATCTCGGCTAGGGAAAGATCATCTATTGGTTGCAAGTTGGCTTTCATCGCGGCAGAACCCCTCCCTTACGCAACGGGCGTGGTTGCTGGGTGGTGTTTGTTCTTTCTACCCTAACTCGATCCAGCATTCCGTCTAACTGCTGAACGCCCGCATCTGTTGACCCGTCACCAATACCGGAGACAACATCGGCAGGGACAATATACTCGCCGGGAGATACAGCAACAGGCTGCTGGTTACCAATCATGCCCATGATCTGATCATCCATGCCGCCGCCGGGGCCAACAATTTCTCCCTCTTTCTGGGAGCCGGGGACTATTCCTTCAAGAACAGATTCCCTTAATGCTGAGAAAGATTCTTCGCCAAACTCATCAATAAAGGCTTGGATAACAACCCCCGCCTCCTCCTCTGGCAACTCACCTAAAACTGCCATTGCAGCCAGATCAATTAAACGATCCGCATCTGCGTTTACCTGAGTCTCACCGCCTTCCGCGAAAGGACTAATATTGAAGTTGCCACCGTACTTCATGTACTGGTCATACAGGTCGGTATAATCCTCTGCTGACAGCCCAGCTCCAGCAGGCGAAGTGGTTGTTGTTTCAGTTGTTGTTTCAGTTTTTGTTTCCTCGCCAGACGTTGTACCCTGCAAATCACGAATAGCGTCTAAGTATTGTTCATACGTTATCTCTCCAGCCTGAAACTGCCTAGATAGCTCTGGAATGCCTGTAAGATTTGCCGGACTACCTTCGCCGCCCCCTTCGCCGCTGCCTTCCGATGGAGCCGCTATTGGATCTGGCACCCAGTCTTTGAACGGGTTGGGGTTAACGCCTCTCTCAGGAGTGAAATACATGATTTCCGGGCCAAATCCGGGTAGCCCCTGTTGAGCATATGCGTCCTGCAACTGCCCCGGAGAGATTACATAAGGGTCTCTTAGTGCTGCTTGTTGCTGGGCAGGGATAGCGTTACCGTAGCCGCCCATTCCAATCATGTTGCCAAAATCAATATTTCCAATGCCCCCTCCAGCCTGCATGCCCACTATCGGCGCACCCATCTCCATCAACCCGTTAAATCTTTTCTTGAAGTCACTAGGGTCTAAAGAAACAATGCCGCCTGCGTTTGCATATTGGGCACCGTAATCAGTTCCACCGGGGTCGTATGGGGCGGGTGTCAGGCTAGGGTTAAACTGATTTGCAAGTATCGCCTCACCCTGTCTGGCAAGCTCAGCCTCGCTCATTCTTTCGCCAGCCTTATCAAACTTTCTCATAGCCTCTTCTGCTACCATTTCAGCGTTGTAACCTTCAGCTACAGCGGCTGGGATAAGTGCTTGGGGAGAGGTTAGGGCTGCAATCCCTTCTTTTGAGAACATGTCTCCCACTCTATCGCCAAATGACGAAGGATCGGGAACAACGCCTGACAAATCTGAGGCCGGCATTATTGACCCTCCCGGTAGAGCCAGACTTTCAAATGATGGAGTCTCCATGATTGCCTTTCCTACATCGCTAGACAAGGCTTCTCCTGCGAATCCTTCTGTCGTAGTCGCGGCATCTTTTGCTGCCCCGCCAATACCACCTAAAGCAGACCCTATGCCAAATCCTGTAATGCCTGAGACTAGTCCCTGTTTAAGGTCGCCGGTTGATGCCCAAGAAGCCAGCCCTGAACCTATTGCGCCTGCTGCTGCTGAACTTAATCCCGTAGCGCCAAGTATCCCACCAGCACCAAGCCCTGTCAGGGCAGCACTACCTCCCAAGCTCCCCAAAAGAGGAATAAGGAATGGTAAGAACGCTTCTGGCTGCCCTGTTTCCGGGTTAACAGTAAGAGACCCTGTGGGAGACATGGATGCAAGCCCCTCAACCTCTATAGGGTTCATGTGGACTAGCATAGAGTCCCCATATCTGCCCTGCTTGGCTAAGAGGCCCGCTACACCTTCGAGTCGTCGTTGTTGTTGCTGCTCGTACATTAAGTAGTCTCCACGCCAAACAGGTTAAAGCTCACATTGGATGCACTTGTGTAAACTTTGACCACATCGGCTTGATTTAAACATATCCCGATTACTACGGTTCTTGTTGTTGTCGCCGCTAGGGCTTCATCATAGAAAATAAATTGCTTGTCGTCTGCCCCTGCGCCAGCGACATGAATGCTGACCCTGAAGGTGATGCCAGAGCCTCCCCGGTTGCATATCACCAGAGAGCTTACGGTTGTCTGTGTCAGGTCAGGAGCAGTGTAGAGGGTGGTTACCGTTGTTGCGCTTGGGTCTAGCTGGCCCAGAACCTTTATAGAATCTGCCACTAGGAGGCTCCCATCAAAAGAAATTGAAATCGCCGCATCGCTAAAGATCCCGGCTTGTCGCCCTGAGTCTTAGCAAGGCCTATATCATTTTCTATTTGATCCAAGGCAAATTCCAAGGTTCTTCTGGTAACAGCTTCGTTCTGGACATTGTACTCCTCCAACGGAACAGGCAACGGGTTTCTGCGTCTTTCCGCCATTATCTTCTACCGTCCTGTCTCAGCCCAAACCTAAAGCCGCCTAACCTCCAACCAAACCCAACACCGCTGCTTTCAACCCGAAGGATAGTGTGCCTCGCTCTGGCTCTGACGTTAGATTGGGTTGTACTGCTGGTAATGGTAGCTGTGGCTAATGTAGAGGCTGTTTCCAGCGGGAAGTTACTGCCTTTTATCGTCATGGCAATAGAAGCGTCACCAGTTTCCCCGCTGAAATTAAAATCAGGCACAACCCTGTTGATCATTGTAAACCTTTCACCGTCACCAATCTCTAAGTCTCCAGACTCTATGTATGCCGTCAGTGCAGAACCGTCATCGTCATATCCGACTTCATGGCTGTAAAGATAGTTAGCTTCTGTGTCAGTTGTCACGCTGGAGGCTACTGGCCCATCCAGAACGCCCGAATCAAGCCAAGCTCCTCTTGCAAGGGTTCCCACAGCCCACAGGTTTTCTTCATAGTTGTAAATGACATAATTCGTTATGTCCGGGGTGCCTGCCCCAGAAGGGTAAAACCAGATAATTTCTGAAAAAGCATTATTTTCAGCCGCAAACACTTTAAACGCCTGCGTCATGTTTATGCCGGAAAACACATAATCCTGTACAGAACAGGGGAGCTTTTGTACCGCCCCGTTGTAGACGTAGAACCCTGTCTTGTCCATGAAGAAGACATTCCCTCTGGCATTAACTGCCGCATTTGGGGAAATCATCGAAACATCTGGGCTCAGGGAGGTGAACTCAAAAATAAACGGGGCACCTACAAACCGCATGGAGTGCAGGCTAGTATCCGTCCATATCAGTATTTCCTGTCTGGTCTGAACCGCACCAACGATAACTGATCCCGAATTGACTCTGACCCCGCCAGCGGTATTAGTTGCCGTTGGAGTCCAGTCTGCCGCGCTTTCCTGATCAGACCACCTCACTAGCAGTGGATCTTGGACGGCAGAGCCTAATGTATTAGAACCAAAAGCAATAACATGCTGATCATTATCTGAGACTAAAACCTGTGCAGCAGCCGTTGGACAATCTGATGCTCCCCCAAGAGAGGTGATATCCACAGCTCTTGTGCCTACCCCTGAAGACTGATCCCAATAATAAATGCCGCCATTACGGACATTAAAAATTAAGTCTTCCCCAAAGTTATCTTGGCTATACAGTCTTAACTGTCCAGCAATACCAAGGGCTGCGCCGCTTCCCCAAGTTCCATCTCCCCACGGTGCTGCTCCCCACCCTACTGCTGACACATAAGTATTAAGGCCGGTAGTAATCTGGTAAGCCCCCACCACAGAAGATCCGCCATTGCCACTATCACTAGAATTCGCAGTAACAGTGTCCCCGCTAGTATCTTTAGCGACAATGGTATAAACATTCGCACTAGAAAGCGCCGCGATCTGATATTCCTGATTCAGGACGGCAGCCGTAATAGTGCCGCCCAGACTTGCCGCACCGGAAAAGGTGACAAAATCATTTTTAGCGGCACCATTACTAGCGTCAGTAACAGTTACCGTGGAAGATCCGTTTGACGCGGAAAATGTTACATCCCCAGCCGAGGTGGTAACTCTCAAGGGGGTTATGTCGTTAGGCTTAACGCCTTCTACCACATAAAATTTTAGGTTTGTTCCCAGCCCAATATACTTAACAACCGCAAGAGAAGCCCAAGCAAATGCAGACCTGCACACCCCAAGGAAAGAGCTTTCAGTATATTTTGTCCACCCGCCTATCTTTTCAGGCCTGCCTTTTCTAAATCTGATCTTGTCAGAATCAAACCAGCCAGAATCCGCAGTGTATTCTGTGCCCTCCTTATTTACACCGGGAGAGAACTGTATTTTTTGCAATGGCATAGTTAGGCTCGGCGCGAATTCAGTTGATCTAGCATCCCGTTGAGGTTTGGCTGTGCTGCTCCAACACGACCACCCCGCGCAAACCCCGTGTTGTATCTAGCCAACCACTCTTCGTTAGAAAGAGCTGGAGGCAAAGAGGAGCGTCGCGGCGGAGGTATTGAAGCCATTCTAGGCGGCGGAGCCATTCCAGTAAGCCCCGGAAGGCCTTGGAGACCTTGCTGTCCCATAAGCCCTTGGAGTCCTTGGAGTCCTTGCTCTCCTATGAGCCCCTGAAGACCTTGCTCTCCTATGAGCCCCTGAAGACCTTGGAGTCCTTGTTCTCCTTGTTGTCCTACTTGTCCTACTTGTCCTACTTGTCCTGCTTGTCCTTGGAGTCCTTGGAGTCCTTGGAGTCCTTGGAGTCCTTGAAGTCCTCGGGCTCCACGCAAACGAGGATCATTCTGAATCGCTGATTCCATCCCCTGATACGTTAGATAATTGCTAAGATCGGGCGCAGCGTAGTCGGGTAAATCCGCTGCGGTTAAATAACCGCTAAGGTCTGGCCCTTCGGCACCTTCTAATTGTCTTAATCTTGCTTGCAGTTGGCTAGGGTCAAAAGGGTTAAACTGAGGAATTTCCCTTCCTTCCAACTCTGCTAATCTGCCTTGCAGCCTCGATGGATCAAATGTTCCTTTGCCTTCCAAAGCAGACAATCTTTGTTGCAACCCACTCGGATCAAAAGGATCGGCAGCGCCCCCCATAGAGCCAAGGCCTTCTAGCGAAGCCAATCTTTTCTCTATTTCTGAGGCATCAAATGTTTGCGTCTGCCTGTTCTGCAATGCGTCGATCTGTTGCTGAAGCCCCGAAGGATCGAACTGTTTAAATGTCCCCTTTCCTGCTGCCTCTGCAAATTCCGAAGAAGTGAATGTAGAAGGAAGCTGCTCACCAGCAGCGGCTTGATCCTCCGCAGCTTCAATTTCCATCTGCCTATAACCATCCATTGTAAGGCCAGACATAGGGCCGTAAGTTGGATGGTTGTAAGTGTAGCGACCGTCCGCATCTGGTGTTGGAGAGCCGGATGACGCAGACGTAGCAGGATTCTTGAACTGCCGCCATTCCTCGTTAGTTACAAAACCATCACTGTTAAGATCGCCCCCTTGCGTGACTGCGCTGGCATTGTGTGCCACCGCTTCTTCGTATGTCTTCCCCTGCCTTTCCATTAGGTTGGCGATTTGACTTTCATAAGCCGCAGACCCTGCGCTAGGCTCTTGCTGAGCCCCTCCCGGTGGGGTGTATGTCTCTCCGGGGAACATCTTCTTGAACCAAGCTTCGTCTGACGTCCCCTCCAATTCTGCATTTCTTCCCTGCGCCGCCTCTCTTGCAGCATCTCCTTGCTCTTGAGTTGTACCCACTCGCTCATGGTAATCAAACCAATTTTCATCTGCGCGTTTGTCCGTCGGATTAGCAGGCACTTCTGGAGAGGGATAACCTCCGCCGAAGATAGGATCTTCGGCTCTACCGCCTTTGCCGCCACCACTTTGCTGGTAAAAAGGAGAAGGAGCGTAGGGAGAAGGATAACCTCCGCCGCCGCCACCCCTGAACCTGTCAAGCATATTCAGCGTTGTGTCACGCCGGTAGGGGTTCATCAGGTTGTTTGGCCCAGACAAGGACTGAATCAAGTTCTGGCTCCTCATGGGAGCGCCGTAGCCCTGATCCCTAAAGGGTATGTTGGTTGGAGTTACCTGCCCCATGCCGCCACCAAAAATTGGCCCCATGTTCTGGTTGCCGTAACCTCCGCCGCCATCTTGGGGCATCATCGGCGCATATCGGTCAAACCTTTGCTGGTAAACAGGAGAAGGAGCGTATGGGTTTCTATAGCCGCGAGGCATTTGTTGCTGCCTTGGAGGGAAGCGTAAGCGTCTGCCAAAATCCATTACTGTCATATTTTTCTCCTATGCGTCAGCTAAAGCTAACATTCTTACTTTTAGTCTTTCGGCGCGTTCAGGCGTTTGACCAGCCCATCTTGAGTCGAGCATTTCGAGTGCAGCCCTTTGCCACTGATAGTCTTCGATAGCCACTTTAAGATTCTTGAATTTACTTAATCCCCCCTGCCCAAGCTGAAAACACATGTTAACTAAAATGTGTTGAGCTTCTTGCGGGAGTTCTTCCCAGTTGCCATAAATCTTCTCACATCCATCAATCGCAATCTGGACATCCCCTTGAAAGAGTTCGTAGCACCTATCCTCTGAGATACGCTGGTCATCAGTAACATCAGCACCAATTCCGTAAACTTGCAGGTCATTTTCTACGTCCGTGCCAAGAACCTTGTGGCCTATCCCCACCGTTTTGTGGTGTTCACTACACAAATAGGCATGGAGTACTCTACCTTCGTCGGCAGAAATTTCTTCATAAACTTGCTTCACATCGACTGTCATTTATTTTTCCCTGCAAAAACTTGGCTTCCAAAAAATACGCTGACCACGCCCCCTGTTGCGAGAAAATACATATTTGCCATGTCTGAGAGCAAGACAGCGGCATCATTCATCCCCAAGAACGAGCAAATAGCTACCCCAGATGGGTATAAAAGCATACCGCCTAGAGCAAACCAAACCATACTGCGTTGAGCATCAGCTTTTTCGTGCGCTGCTTCTAGCTGCTGAAGTCGCGCAGTTGTTTCAAGCTCCTCATCTGAAACTATACCATCACCGTCTGCATCGTATTTCGCGTATTCACTCCCCGGTTCTAGTTGTTTAGGGGTCATGCTACTCCCGGTAATTTCTTCATCTTAACGTAGTTGGCCATATAATGATCTTTGATTGCGCTTCCTCGTTTACCAAACTCGACCAGCTTGTTGTGCCTCCTACACACCCCTAAAACTGGCACTATATCCTTTCCATGCCGGTACTGGGTCACGGGTACGGTATCCAGTATCTTCAATCGTCCACACCGAGGAGCGCCGAAGGTTACAATTTGCTTGGGCGGGATCTCGTCCCTTACCATTAACGCGCCAACAATAAGGGCTACCGCGCCCCCTAAGCTATGCCCCGTTAACTCTATGCTCTTATGATCAATGTCCTGCTCTAAGCACGTTGAAGTCACTTTATTAACAAGCCGTCTGCTGGCCTTGAGAAATCCTGCGGGGCACCAGCCTAGCTCTCGCGTCCACAGAGGGAGGATGCGTATGTCTCGTATTGCATCCTTGGGTTCATCAGTACCCCTGAAAGCAAACACATTACCCTTTACCAGCACCTCAATATTAGCTTCCTCAAAAGTGCTTTCTTGATAACATTCTCCGCAAATACGGGATAATTTCTGATGATTAGTCATCGTTGAGAGCCCTCTCCTCTGGATCACGCTCACAATCTACATGGTCAGAGCTGCGTTTTATCTTAAAGGCACCATTTAAGAAGGGCACTGTGTTAGGTACTTCAAAGCTGTACTCCCTCGTCCCACACACTTGTAGAGATGAGCACCCAGAAATAAATAAAAGGCTAATCAAAAGTAAGCGTCCCATAAAAATCCTTACAATTAGAGGTATTTAGCTAAGAATACGGACGCCAGAATAAAAGGGTAAACTCCCCAAATAGACATTTCCATCCTATCCATTCTTTGAGACCCCCGCTCTAGCCGCTCCTCAATAGCCTTGAATCGGAGCGCGCACTCCTTCTCATGCGTTTCAATCTTGGCGAGTGCATCCTTAGCCATTATTCCTTCGCCTTACCAACATTGATTGCCAGCAAATCGACTATCTTGTACGCTTTTGCAAGCATTGAGTCATCTTTCGGTGTAGGAGTTACCGCAGCAATTGCACTACATGACGCAATTAAAGCCGTGAGAATATTTACAATTTCTATGAGCTGATCCATTTTGATGTCCTGTTATTCAGTGTCGTTCAGTGGATTTTCAAGTATCTTCATAATCTTTTCTTCTAAGTCTTTTCTTAGCTCTCTAGTCTCTGCATCCATCTCTTTGAAGCGGCTATTCATATCACGCTCCATAGCATACACATCATTTCTAATCTCTCTTTGTGTGTCTGCTGATGTCTTTTCAGTTGTCCTTGCTAAGTCCATTACCGCACCAGTCTCTTCTCTTACTATATTAATATCCCCTTTGGCTGTATTAATATCCTCTCTGGCCGCGTTAATATCTTCTCTCAAGTCAATTTTAATGATCTCTGTAAGCTCCGTTAGCCTTACAAGCTCTGTTTGTATTGCGTCTGGCTTTAGATTTGCCAATGTATCTTCTGCTTCAAGCAAACGGCTATAAAGTTCAAAACCTCCCCACAGGCCACCGATCAATGTGCCTAACAACGGAATTATAAACAGCATTTTACTGCCGCTCATTTTTATTCCCTCATATTCTACTTCTGCCATTTCCTTCCTTGTTAGTTTTACTCCTGATTATATTGACTGTGTATCATTGCCTGTAGTTTTCCTTGAGTTCTACCTGCCATCCTGTAAAACCCTGCCACGTTATCAACAGTCTTCTGCCCTTTATACACTTGGGAGCTATCATACCAACTTTGCTTATCTGCCAGTTGTGCTTGTGATGTGTACTCGCTAAACCCCGCAGAATACCCTATATACGAGACAGCGATAGTTTGGTCGCCATAATCGTTAGTGTTCTCGTTGTCTTGCTGTAATTTGTTTAACTCTGCTTGTAAGTTTGATGCTATAACGGTTGAACTAACAGAATCTGCTAAACTTTCTACTGCACTTGATTGTCGTTGCTCTTGGAACGTAGGTGCTTCAACTTCAAACTTAGCAAAGTCGGGCACTGTGTTACTTAAAAATTGTCCTATTGATTGTCCTGCCCCCAAAGCATCATCAAACGAACTCTCAAAGTTTTGATCGGCTATTGTAAAATTAGAGCCATCATCAAATGTTAATTCTTGTTGTTCTTCTTGCTGCTGCTCTTGTTGTTCAGCTACTTCAAAGGCAGTAACTGCTGGGCCGGAATCAACTATCTCTGCTGCTTGTATCTGTACCTGTCCTGTAGATTGCTCTTGCTGCTCTATGACTAACTCGTTACCTGTAGACTGTACTATTTGTTCTTGCTCAGAGCCTGTAGCCGCAGCACTACTACCACTTGAGTAGGAGCTTGAATCAGAACTATCACCTGTTGAACTACCTGACCCATCATCTAATTGTTCTTGCAGGACTTCAGCAACTGTTACTTGTTCTTCTTGCGTACCTCCAAAATCTATTGCCGCCACCACTGCTTGTGTACTGCTAGAACTTGAATCCTGTAATACTGCTTGTTGTTCTTGTTGAGCTATTACTGTAAATGTTTGTTCTGCGCTAGTTGCCGGGCTTGTACCAGAAGCCACAAATCTTGTACTTTTATTTTCTTCTACTTTTTCCTTCTTAAAAAAGGTCTCTTCATCCTCTTCGTTAATGAGTTCTTCTAACTCATCCTCGTCTATTAGATCTTTAAAAGCCTTGTCGTTTTCTAAGTAAATCTCTTCTTCACGTTCAAAGTCTACTAGCTCTTCTGCTTGTATTTCGCTCTCTTCAACAGGCTCCCATGCTTCTTCAACAAATATCTCGACACCTATTGTTTCTTCTAGTATGTAAATATCTTGATGTGTAAGGTTTTGAGCCAGCAGTTCTACTTCCTCTACAACCTCTACCTCATAAAATTCTTCTTCGTAGGGTTCTACTAAAGGAGTCTCTGCTACAAATACTTCCTCAACAAACTCTATGCTCTCCTCTACAGGTTCAAATTCTTCTATTTCGTATGCAAACAAATCTTCCTCAGCTTGCACAGGAGCATAGAAGGCTTCTTCTTGCGCCCAGTACTCTTCTTCTTGCGCTAACATTACTGCATCTTCCAACATTTGCTGCTCTTCTTGAGCTAACATCTCCTCTTCTACAGCCCGCAAGACTTCTTGTTCTTGAGCATAAGTATCTATACCCTCATCAATCTCTGCCCAATATTCTTCCTGTACTAATATTTCCGCATCTTCTAATGTTTGCTGTCCTTGCTCTGCCCCATAAACTTGTTCTTGAGTATAAGCACCCGTATTCGCATCTACTTCAGCACCGTACTCTTCTTGTGTTGTATCCACTCCACAACCGTTCTCAGAACAAGGATCATTAGGGTCTAAGTATTCATCCTCAAACCCATAATCTGTATATTCCTCATTCCCATATTC